ATCCTGGAAGGCATAACGTCCACCCCCGCTTATCCTAGTCCGGCTTGCGTCTGACTATTTGCCTCGGTGCTTTCGCGTCTCAAAGGCTGGTGGCGTTTAAAGTGTGCTACCAGTGCTAAGCTGGCTTTTGGTACTGTTTGCGTTTTTTCCAGCATCAAACAACACTGCATCAAATGCGCTGGTTATTGCTTTTGATGTAATCGCAGGCGCAATAAACGAACTAGGGCTATGAAGCTGTATAACGTGTTTTGGGGGAATTGTTGGCAGAACGCCTAGAATTACCCTCTACCCTGTACTAATCCGCCTTTTTTACGTTGTTTGGTCAACGCCTCACCTCGGATGCGGCAGCTCAAGGGTGAGGGGAAAAGAGCTTTCGGCAAGATTTACCTAGCCGCACAAATATTCTAACAAACACAAACTATTTTGCAAGTGTTAAAGTGGGTTAATATTTCTGATTAACTTCCTAAGATATTTATCACTCATAAGCTTTGTTTTAAATGGCGTAGGTTCATCAATACAATCTAGCCATGTATCTACTACCCAGTGATTTCTAACGCGCTCTACAAGGCGTATACAGCGAAATCCTTTAACTTCTGAAACCTTATCAAAGCGCTTTAAAAAATCATCGGCATAAGCTCCAAAAATTGAATACCCTCCATAATCTTCGGTTGACCACTCACACACAAAGCAAGTGTGTGGAATCATATAAATTTGATCTTTAATCATTGCGCTTTCCTCGCTTTTTCAATTGCTTTGTTTATACACTCGCCAGCATTTGGGCATAAGTCAGCAATAAGCTCTATATTGCTCTGTATGCGGTCACGTAGCTTTAATTGAGACTCACTAGCCTTCTGCCACTTGTCTGCACCCTCTTGGACATTACAAGCGGCTGCAATAGCTTTAGCTACTTTGATAAATGATAAAGGCTGCTCAAACTCTTTTGGGAAGCATCTTGATAGTGTGCTGCTCATTCTCTTGTATGAATCGCCAGACTCGTCACGCGCAGCCATTAAATCATCCATAACCCATTTCAAAACTTTATATTTGAGTTTGGGCGAGTACCACATAGCCAAGTCAGCAAATACCACAGGATGCAACCATGTGCCACCTTCTTTTCCTTTTGTGGCTTTTTTAACGTCATCTAGTTTAATAACTTCTGTTAAACAAATTTCTTTTATTAGCTCATCGGTTGGCGCAATGGTAAAATATTGAGCAAGCTGCTTTGGCGGCAAACCTAAAACCTTTCTATGCTCATTGCCTATCTTGTGTAAATCGTTAGCATTAAACATCCCTGTTTTGTGATTTTGTCGAACAGTTATACCCATTAGTTCGCGCTTCATAATAACTGCTGTTTTCATGTTTTCACCTCAATTGTTAATCTCAAGGCTATTATTAAACATAATTATTATTTGGTCAATATTTAATTTATTAATCTTTTAGTATATTTATTGAAATAAAAAAACCACTTACTTGCCCACATCACCAAATAAAACCGTAAATACACGGCCCTTATATCTACACCCCGTTTTTATTTTTGCGAAAAAAAGGCTTGAGATTTTTTACACCTGCAAGCCTTTGATTTTGTTGGAGTTGATAAAAATAAAAACTGGAAATATACGGCCTGCGCCTGTTATATCGCTGTTATGTTTACCAATTCTGGCTTTCGTGCCATATCGGTTCAAAATACTCTCCAACAACCGCGCCAGCTCCATCTCTATCAACCACATGAGAAAAAATAACTTCATGCGTACAGTTATGGTTAATCGTGTTATCTGCCAACCACTGATCTATTGCATCCTGAATCAATTCAGGGAACAGATTACTGTAAATCTGAAAGTTTATAGGCTCCCAGTGCGCACTAGCTTCCCCTTCCTCTTGCTTGTTTCCGTTTTCAAGAAAAAAGCAAACCCTAACTTTATTTCTAATCATGTTTAATCTCCCGCTTGGTAAAACATAACAAGTAGCTCAAACACCACTTCGCTTCGCTACGTTCGACAGCCTGACGGCTGCGGTTTAGCTCGGCGTTATGTGTTCGGTGCTGAAAGGTAGCGCCAGTGCGTGTAATTTATTAAGTAATTATTTACACAGTCGCCATATTTATCTATTTGATCAATGTGGTGCAATAGCTCGCCTCGCATTGTTTTTTCGCCATCATAAAATTCTACCCATACCCCTACAGGTGGTGTGCAAGCTCGTACACCATCCTGCCATATTTTGTTCCATTCCATATTCATTGCCTCTTTAGTTAATCTCTAGTTCCGTCACATAACAAGTCGCTCAAAGGCGACGGTTCGTAAATTTGTTTTCTGTTCTGGCATCTTCATGCCGCGCTTTAGCTAGGCGTTACATTCACTAGGTCGTCAGTGTATTAATTACTGATTTTAGTTGTTTAACTTCATCCTCTAATTCAGAATTTTTATCGCGCACGCTAACGTACATATCTTGAAGCATTCCTGCCACTTCGCAGGCAAGCGAAATAACTCTCACTAAATCGGAATCGCTGCGACTTCTATTTAGCTTTTCTTGTGCGACCTTTAGTTCGGTTTTCTTTAAATTAATTAAATCTTCTTTTTCTTTCATGGCTATTGTTCCTAAATTAAATTGCTATGCAAATGTAACAAGTCGTTCCAGCGGATACGTGGTAAGACTCAGTTCTTAATGTTGCTCAGTCAGCGCACCGCTGAACTCTGCGTTATGTTTACCTTGGTGAGAATAGTGTCGGCCATAGATATATGGCTTTACCTTTAAAATAACCACGGTTTTTAGCTGCTTGCTTTCTTGCCTTAATTACTGATTTTTCACTCAGGTGCAAGCTGCTAACCTGAGTTAAAATCTTTTTTGCAATTCTATTGTTCATTTGAATAAAACCCAGCAATAAATGCTTGCTTCATAACTGCCAAGAGCACGCGCCTGTACTCTTCATGTTTTAGTATTTCTGTGTTTTGGCAGTTTACGCCAAGCGGGCTTTCAACCCATTTTTTGTAAGCTTCTTCTACGTCTATCATAATCATTCTCCGTTGCTGGTATAAAATAATTGCACCCGTTTTCATCGTGGTCATTGTCAATGAAAAACGCTTGCCCCCGCTCTTTAGGTTTAGCCATAAAACGGTGGCATTTTTCTGATTTTTCACATTCTTCAACTATACACATATGGTCTTCAAACATGTTAATCTCCCGCTCGGTAAAACATAACAAGTCGCAGCAAGCGGACGGTGCTAGAATCGCGCATTGCCTTGACTTGAGTGTGCCGCCGTTGTGCTCGGCGTTAAGTTCTACTCGGTTAGGCCAGCAGTCGCCCAAATAAAAGCGAAAAAAATTCCAGCAGCAAGAAACACAAAAAAGGTTACTTTTAAACCAGATTTAAGAGAATCAAAATAATCGCAGCAACATGGATATTTTATTACCGCAGAACCAATAGCTGGCATTAAAATAAAAACGTAGCAGAGAACCAAAATTGAAATTTGCATAAAAGTAATCATCCTAAAATCGCTCACTTAGTTGTTTGTTAAAAATAAAACATTCAGACTCAAAACCTAGAGCTTGAAATGCTCGTAACCTGTCAATATGTCCGAATGTTCGCTTATCAAAAAAGAACGGTATTCTGTAAGATAAAAAACATTCGTTTTTGCTTCTGTGTTCAATAAAAGTCATTTGCATGTACCACCCGTAAAACTTAACAAGTCGTTGGTGCATCGCGCTTCGCGCTGGACAGTCAGCCCAATGCAGTTTTGTTCTTGGCCTTCATTTTCTTTAAGCATTTTATTCTCCAATTAGTCTGGGCTGCCTGCCGCACAACTCGGCGTTATGTGCTAGTAGCAACTACCATCGCAGCCACTTGCAACATTACAAAGTTTGCACCCTTCTGGGTACGGAATATCAATTTCGGTTTCGTTTTCAGCTTTGCCTGCTTCTAATAATTTCCTTGCAAAATCTAACATGCACGAATCATTAAAAGTGTAAGTGTCTGAATGATGCGGGTCTGTACTATATTTGTATTTCCACGCTGTTCTGTGTGCTATTAATAAAATCGTTTCATCTCGCATTATTTACTCCAAGTAAAAGTTGCACATAACAAGTCGCTGAAACACGATGCCGCAAACGGCACGGTTTAGCTCTGCGTTACTTCGCCCCGTGATTTACATTGTATTTTCTCAATGCGCGACTGATTAAATCGCCCCTAGATAGCCTTACCATGCCTTTTGAATCCCTTAAATCATTGACCTTAATTAGCATATCGTCTAATTGCTCTTTAACTGCAACTGGTAACATTACTGGCTTTTGATAAATCTTTTTCATTTAAAATCCTCTTGTTGGTTTTGCTAAGTATAACCTTAAAAATATTTTATGCAATATATTGCGCTATATGTTTTTGCATGTATACTGTGAGCACACAAACAACAAAACAGGGGAATAAAATGCGCGATCCAGTAGACCAAGCTGAAATAGATCACGACCATGAACAAAACCGCGTCGCAGTAGAGCCAAACGAAGATGACTATGACCGCAAGCCTCTTGATATTGAGGATATGAAATATCAAAGTATCGTCTACCACAACTATGTAACCGCACTGCTTTCTGGCGCTGAACTAACCGCCCGTGATGGTTCTACTAAGTATTCGCTTAACATGGTTGATACCCGTGAAATGTCAACGTCACAAATTGAAATGGAGGCTAAAATTATGGCCTCTTACTTGGTGGGCTAAATGGATAACGTATTTTTGCTAGGTGTCTACATGGTGGCGCTTCTTGCGCTGCTATGCGTTGCCGGATTAATTGGCGACTTCTTTATGATTAAAAGCGAAAAGCCTAAGCGTAACATAGTTGTAGGCTCAATTCTAAAACCGAGGGTATAACATGAACGACAATGAAATTAAGGCGCTGATTGTTAATCAGTATATACGCACTGGATCAATGACGCCTCCTGATTATTTGGATAATGCTGAGCGCAAAATATGGAATCGCGTTGTAGCAAGCATTGAAGTTATGGAGATGGATCATGGACAATAACGAACAAATCAGAAACGGTTTAAATGCTCTTAGGCAGCCTTTTGCGCCTCACCATATAGGCAAGCTACCAAAGCCAACCAAAGCGCAAACAGATGCAGTAAAGGCCGATTTTAGCAAAGGAATACGATGCAATCTCTGCAACGCTTGGCATCATCCGCAAGTTGTTCACCTTGATTATGTTGGTCACGCGGCAATCACTGATAGATTGCTAGAAGTTGACCCATCATGGTATTGGGAGCCATTAGCTTATGATTCAAAAGGATTGCCGGCAAAAGATGATAATGGCGGCCTTTGGATAAAGCTAACTATTCTTGGCGTTACCCGCTTAGGGTATGGCGATGCAACCGGCAAAAATGGCGGTGATGCAGTCAAGGAATTAATTGGTGACGCACTTAGAAACGCTGCTATGCGCTTTGGTTGCGCGCTTGATCTTTGGCACAAAGGCGACCTTCATCTACCAAAAGAAGAAGATAATAGCTCACAGCCATTAAATGCTGTACCGAAAGAAAATATAGCTGATAGCCGATTAGCAGCAGCAATTGCAAAAATCAAAAGCGGTGAATACACAAAAGAAAGGCTTTTATCTAGCTTTGTTTTAACAGAATCACAATTAAAAGTGCTGAATGATCAGGTGCAATCATGATTAGATGTAGCTTAATTGATAAAATAATGACTAAGCCGCAATCAAAAAGCGCTGAATGGTCTGAAACAGCAAAAGCCGCAATGATGGAATCTGTGCGAGAGATTCTATTTGGTGTGCGTAAAAATCTTGACGATATGCAAGCAATACAAAAAGGCCGCGCATGTGAAGATAAAGGCATTAAATTATACAATGACGTTTTTTTGTATGATTTGAAAAAAGTAGAAAGCAACGAAAGGCGCAATAATGGGATAATTACTGGCGAACCTGATTTAGTTGCCGCGCATTCAAAAAAAGGCGTTGATATTAAAATAGCTTGGTCTTTGCTTACGTTTCCATTAACAGCAGAAGATGCAGACAAAAAAGGCTATGAATGGCAAGCACGCGGCTATATGTGCCTGTTTGATCTTCCTGAATGGGAGATAGCCTACTGCGCAATAGATACACCAGAAGAAATATTAAAACCGTGGGATGATACATCAATACATATTATTGATAGCGCTATTCCAGCCCATTACAGAATAACTATAGCGCGATACACACGCGATATGGATATTGAGAAAGAAATGCTAGAGCGATGCGCAAAAGCTAATCTTTGGATAGAAAACGCAGTTAAAGAATTTGCGTTATCACATGACGAATACATTAAATAAGGTAAACATTATGAGCCATACAATTGCATTTAAGCTAAACAAACCAGCGCAACAATTTCAGGCGGGTGAGTCGGTAGGCTTTGGCATCCGTGGGGGCGTTAAATACTATGATCGAAAGTCTAAAACTGAAAAGTGGACTAATTACCAAGCGGCAATTTTTGCTAAGAATCAGCAGCAAATTGATTTTTATGCCGCTAATTTAATAGAAGGCGCTGTGGTAACTGTATCTGGAGACTCTATAGCGGCTGAAGAATATCAAGGCCAGCAAGGGCTGCAAATCACGCTAGTTTTAAACAATGCGCGGATTGAGTATATTGCCAGCCCTAGTCAAGTTCGTGCGCCAGATGCGGCACAGCAAGCGTATAACAAGGCTATGACTCCACAATCAGCTCCGCAAGGTTTTGATTCATTCGATGATGATATTGCGTTCTGAGGTAGTTATGACTAGAAAATCATTTTTATTCTTAACCTTATGCGCCCTATGTGGCGCTGGCATAACTTACTGGTTTAGCTATCCGCTAGTAGTGTGGTTAAGCACACTAGCAAGTCATGAGTTAATTCTGTTAGTTATTGCTGCGTTTTCGACTGCAACTTTAATCACGTTTTTATGGCCGGAAAAGAAACACAATAGGCGATCAACTGATATTCAGATTGACGGTGATTTTCTTGATGAGTTTTATCAATCAACTAACGAAAGGCTGGACAAAGATTAGTATTAAGTTATTATTGATTTCTATTTCCCTCGCTAGTTAGCTCATAGCACCTTGCCCGATTATGTCGGGCTTTTTTATTTCACTGCATCCGATCTAGCGATAATATCCGTTTTTACAGCCCCGTTTCTGGTTGTTCCAACCCAATAACTTATAGATGTTGACCAAAGGGTGAACACAGTACCAAATAACGCAAACGCAAGCTCACGGCTGCTTTCTCTTATTTCCAAAAAGATTACAGCGTAAAGCAGACCTCCCGCCATAATTGTAAGCATCACAGTTATAACCGCAGGCATATTAGACAATGTGTGAGCCTTTCTCGCGTCCTGCATATCAGCTAGTTCGGATTGAAGCTGAGATTGCGCAATAGTTGCCGCTTCGCTGGCCTTACGCGCTTCTAGTTCGCGTAATTTCAAATCAAATTCAGCTCGCTGTTCTGGCGATACGTCTGGCGGCCAATAGCTTGTTATTAGCTCTTTGGCTTCTTTGAATGCAGATCCGCCTACAAAGTTTGCAATACTTTCAGCGATACTCATTTGTTAGCCTTATAATATGAGTTTAATTCACCTGTTCGCATTTGCTCTGCGTTACGCTTCCATCGTGCGGGAGTTTGTCTCGCTGCTAATGAATCAAGCATTTGATCTGCCGCGCCATTAAAATCAGCATGATATAAAGCGCCAAGCATTTTCTTGAATTTCAGAATCCCGTATATGCCAATTTGATGCGCCATTGATAATAAAATTGCTTTCTGATTGTCGTTGCATGGCGAATAAGCGCGGTACAAGTCAGGATTGTTAATCATGGTCTTTTTGTTGACTTCAACCAATGCTAAAAGCTTCTTAATCGCCTCATCTTGAGTGATTGTCATATCTGGCAATGGATCGTACTTATTGCCGCAAACGAAGCCGTAACCGATAGTCGGGATGCTTTCGGTGTCATAGTAAGGCTTATCTTTAAAGCCTTCCTCTTTGATTAAAATCTTTACCGCCAATTCACTTGCCGCTGTCATAGTCCTGCTCTCGTTAATCCTGCCGTTGTTAATCCAGATACAGTCAATCCAGCCGTAGTCAAGCCAGTTGTAACGGTGCTGGCTGTTGTATCTATATTAAAAGATCGCCATTTGTAGTCCACTGATGAGTACCACCAAGCTGTTTGTGTTCCTACCCATGTTGACGTAAAAACACCAAACTGATCAATAGCCCCCTTCGTTGCGTCATATAAAAATTGGTCGCCTATTTGCACAGTTTGCGAAGTGAAATCCTTTCCAATATTGTTTGGTGCTGGCGTCTCAGTAATGTCCTGTAAAGTGTATCCAGCTTTTGAATATGTGCTGTTTACTGTGTTAGTCGTGCTTGTTCCGTTAGTAGCTGAAACGGTTATTGCACCAATCTTTAAACCAACTACACCATCTTGGATAGGTGTGGCTGTGTATGTCCAGCTTGTACCGCTACCGCCCGTTGTCGTTGCCGATTTAGTTGTAGTGCCGTCTGATAAAGAGAATGAGCTAGGAGTAAATGCTGCGTCAAATGTAGCTGTTACAGAAGTATTTTCTACGTTAGAAGTGGTGGATGTTAAGTTAGCATCTACTACACTAGCTGCAAAGCCCCCCATCAAAAAGAATGATGTTGTCGATGCTGCAGTAGCAATACTTGAAGATTGACCGCTTGCGTTAACAGGAACAATTTGCGGGTTCCCGTACTTTGCTAAAGCGTCCGCTGTGCCGGTTGGAGAGCCTGTTTTATCGAACCTGAATCTCTGCGTTGCTCCGCTTGTTGTGCTTGTACGCCAAACAGCAAAAGGCGAGCCAGCGGTTATAGTTCCTGTTCTTGTTTCGTAGGATGTGCCGCCAGCTACTTCTTGTGTAAGCGGTCTAGCTGAATGGGCAAAACACCCTGCTTTCATCCATCCCACGACCTCATAATCACCCGCGCTTGTAGCGGTAGGTGTCCACACAGCACAGCGTCTACTTGAGTCAAGAGGAACGTATTCAATTTGTCTTTGCAGATGAAGGAAAACATAGCTGTTGCTTGTTCCACCAACTGGTCCCCAATCGCATTGTTTAGTAGCAATATTATTTCTAATTAATACTGTACCACTGGCCGCACCTGCTGGAAGTATTGCGGATAAATCAACTACGTTTTCAGCGCTTGTACTTGTGACTTGGCTGGAAATATCAGCAGGGGTTATGGCTGTAATGTGGTCTGTATAGCCTGAGACGTACCATTTTACAGTCGTATTGCTCGCAACATTTAGGGATACAGTTGTGCCACCATTCAGCGGGATAACAGCGTTTCGTATCAGTCTTGAAGACGATGCTAGAATTAAATTCTCACTACTTGATGCCGCTTGAAATCCGTATGTATACCCTGTGCCGCCTGTGATCTCACACGTTAGAATAGCGTGAGTAGAGCCAGCTGGAACAGTTGCGCCTGTTATCGTGTTCAAGTCTATCGTTGTAAAGGCAGAAGCCGATGCGGTTATGCCTGCGATACCACCAGAAGGCACTTTTGGATAGACACTTGTCATCACACTCATGATATTGTCACCGATGCAATATTAATATTGTCGTCACTAAATATGTAGAATTTCTTACCGACCAGCGACTCTTGCCAATACACGCCTTTTTCAACTTCAAACGTAACCACATTACCGTTTACATACAGAACTGTACATGGAGATTTTGCAAGAGATGGCGAGGAAGCATCGCCAATCATGACACGAAATGCCCCAAGCGTTTCGTACAAGTCAGCCATATAATAATTGGCGGCAACATCAACATAATAGCCTCGGCATTCAGCCGTTGTTTTCACAACATCGAACCCGTTATTTGTACAAATGTTATAGTCACCGCTTACTGAGTCTTGTGCAAATGTGTACAAAACACCGTTATTCAGGTCAATTAATTGCTGCTCGACTTTTCCGCTATCATCTGCAAAATAATAGTTCTGTTGAATTAGCGGGCTTGTTCTGTACTTTGTTGAATCGCTGGGGTCAATCGAACTATTAGCACTTGTCACGTTTGAAGTGTGGTTTGTTAAATTCCCATCGTTGGAAATCATTATCGCGCCAGTTGTGGGGTTAAATGGCGTTGTTCCATTTGTGTATCCACCAAAATACATATCGGTGTTAATTCCTGTGTCCTGCCCACCTGTCTCAGTTCTCATTGTCCAAACGGTTTTACAATTCCATGTTACCCCTGTATCCGCTATTTGGTATATTGACCTGTTTACTTGGTTAGCCGCTGGATATTCAAATATTGCATGAGAGAACATCTTTGTTTTTACTTGCGAGCTGATTGCAGTAATTGACGGGTAAACAGCGCCAGAGTTAGCTGCATCAGCAATCAATGGGCGACCTATCGCAAGAGCTTTACCCCACGGCATCGTGCTTCGTGAGTGAACCGCATATTTGTAATTTGTGTCTTTGTAAGTTGGGGTAGATACTTTACTTCCAACTTTAACAGTTCCATTTGTAGACGTATCTATATTTAAGTTTTGACCAGCCGTCATATTCTGTTCACGCATTCTAATTAATAGAATCGGAAATGATGTGCCAAAGTTATACGTTCCGTCTGTTGTGATAGTGACAATATCGCCCTGCGTGGGGGTCTGATTAGGATTGGTTAAATTTTTATATCCAATGGCACCACTTGGTTTATCGCCAGACGGAAAAATACTTGAGTAAGTATTGTCTGAATTTTTGCTTAAAGTTACAGTTGCTTCTGCCATCACTTCACCGCCTTTAAAACTTCAAGCAATACTTTTACTTTGTCGCCCATAAATATGACGAAAAGCAATAAAATAATTGTCGGTACAGCCCACTTTAAAATAAACAATTTTACTTTTTCTTCGCGCTTAATAAGCGGATCTAGCTTAATGCTTATGTCTTTTATCGACTCGCGTATTTCATCAGATCTACCAAGAAGCGCGGCATTTTGGGCCGTCACAAATTGACGTAAATTGTCAATTGCCTCTGTGTGCTTTCTATCGTGAGCATCAACTGTCTTAGCAAGTTCAGTCATTTTTTTATTAAGCACCTTTGAATCAACAACGGCTTCCACAAGACTTTTAACGAGCTTTTCTTGAGCGCTTATGCACTCAGATTGCCCTTCTCTCTTGTCGTCTATCAAGTCCTGCATAGTCCGTTGTCCTCACAAGGGGTTTAAATGTATGCACCATTCCACCGTTTGCAACATGCTTTAAACAATGCTCTAGAGCTTTCAAATAAGGCGTATCGCCATTTGAGCGAATATTGCTTATTACTTCATTTGATATTTCTATCAGCTCTACCACGTCACAATCGCTACAACTGCTAGAATCAATAATGTCATTGTATTCCAAAGTATGCGCTCCGAACTCATAAAAGAAACATTTTTGTCGGTTAATGGCATGGCTGGATTAGCCATAAATAAAAACACGCGAACCATCAAAAACATACCAATACAAGTGCGATAATCCATATCCGCTCTGATAAATTTACCGCAACAATAAATCGCTAATCCTGCTGAATTTGCTGCTACTAGCATCCCGATAAATAACCTAATCTTTAACGGCAATGATTCGTAACACTCGCGCATAACATCTAAAAATTTCATAAAGGAACCCCGCAAATAATAACCTCCTTACGGCCCGCTGCTATCAGCCCAAGCAACTCAAAACAGTACAGGCTTGGCATAACAAGCGGATCATCTACATTGATCCCGGTAGTGTTACATTCTGCAAAGCGCTTGAAGCAAGAGCGAAGGAAGTCTCGGTATGTCCCCTCAATCCCAAGTTTTTCAACTGTTGAATCATCAATGTTGACCTCACCACTCGGTAAAAAAGATAAATCACCTTCAATATTTGAAGATAGTTTATCAATCAACATCATCTCTTCAATTGTGAAAAGTTTTGACCACGCGATAAGGTCAATACCGCGTGTTTTGTGAGTAGGTCTAGGTGATTGCGGCAGCTCAAAGTTGCTCATTATTGCAATTCCTCGTACATATATTGGGTAGTAAATTTTCCGCTTTCAGTCAATGACGAAGCCCACTCAATTAATATTGAGTTTGTCCATGTTAGAGGCGGCATTCTTGCAGTAGATGACTCTGACCTTACGCCAGAAATTAAATAGCCGGTACCAGATGCCGCAATTGAAGAGTAGGCATCATTAAAAACAACCACGCCATCAATCGTGATTTTCAGACTCATATTTCTTAATGTTGCATCATTTGTGTATGCTGTAAAATGATGCAGAAACCCTGCGCTATCTGATCGACTTAACACGGTAGAAAAAACACCGGCGCTCAATGATCCACTTGATGCTGAGTTTAGTCCTACCGCGCTTATAAAAGTTATTCCACCAGACGATGATTGTCTTGTACCGCTGATTGATTTTGTGGCGTGAACACCAAACGGTTTCCAGTTCGTATTATCTGACTGCGGATCGGTTGTGCCAGATCCATTTGTGCGTCTAACATACGCATTTAAATTAGCTGGGCTGATTACCTGCTGCCCAATAGTGTACGAACCACCGCTAACCCATAGCGGCTGATCGACCGTTCCAGCTGGGATTAAATTGCTCATATCTAACATTTAAACGCTCCACTCATCAACGCCATTGGATTTATATCTAAGCCCGCTACGATAGTTTAATGTGTACCTAATGCTTGTATCTGTACCGCCATTATAACGTATTACATCTGATCCCGATCTAGAAACAATTGGCTGATATCCCTTATATTGTTCTGGCTTAACAGCATCAACAAATCCCCCGCTTGGAACAGTTGAAGCTAAAGGCAAAGTGTATGTTGATGAGTCGGTAAGATCATGAGCTGTGTATGCGGTAAGAGCACCGCCTCCAGACATCGTCCTAACTGTTGTCAGCGGTGAAAATGCCTGCCAATCTGGTTTCCACCACGCTTCCGATGTGTCAAGACTAGGCTGGTGATTAGTGTTTGCTGATTGTTTCGATATGTAACGAATTTCGCCATCGTAAGCGTATGCTCCAGAACCATAAACTATGCCAGCATTCCATTCGTAACCAAGTTTCTCAGCTTTCCAATATGCTTGAGTTGTAGCTGGATCATTATTTGTGTTTGATCCAGATAATGACTTATATCGAATTCCTGATTTTTTAACAATATCGCCAGATCCATAGGTTGTAGATGCGTTCCATACAAACTCTTCATCGGCTTTTTTCCACCATGCGCTTGAGCTTGCTGGCGTATTTCCAATGTTTGAGTTTTGCAATGAAACGTATTCCCCACCGGAATAAAAAACTCGGTCATTGATTGAGAAATTGCTCAGCGAATCCCACTCTAGCGTTAAGCGAAGCTCATCCCAAAACAACGGGGAAGTTGTCGGGTCTTGATTTAGGTTCTGTGATGCGTTGTAAATAGCTACATACCTAAGCCCGTTAGAGCCTGTGACAATATCTCCCTCGCTGTAAACGGTAATAGACGACCAGTCATCAAATTGGCCTGTAGTATCCTCACCACCAACATTATCAACTGGCCATCCTGTTTGAGTTACCCCAGCCGCGTTTTTAAGCGTGACGCGATAGGTGCCATCTAAAAAGATAGGCGGGAAAACGCCAGAAGCATCTATGCAATCTACTACGGCACCCAAACTCGTTACTTTATTTTTATCTGCGTATACGGCCTTTGGTGTAGTAGTGCCGTTTTGATAGAAATAAAGCTTTGAATTAGGCAACGTCTTTAGCATATCGGTTGTGTACTTTATAACGGGATTACGGAATCTTTCTGTCATTCTTCTTCACCACTCAATAAATAGCCAATTAAGCCTTGAGACGATACTGCGTTAAGCGCTTTTTTGCTGTTAGTTTTTTGCAGCTCGTTTAAATATGCCTTGTAAGCATCGGTTTTCTTTAGTCTGGCCTCAGCTATTTGCGCGATCTTTGGCCCTTTGTTTGTCGACAATACTGCAGTTCTAAACTCTGGGCTTGCAAGCAAATCATCAGCCGCCCTCACTGCATCTGTTCTGGTCTTCGCAGCTAGTTCAGCGACAACGCCAGCAGCGCGCATTCCTGCGCTTGGAGCCATACTAGCCTTTTGCGAGAACCCGTAAAGCTTGCCGATTATTCCCTTTGTTTGATTAAAGTCTTTCATTGCATCGGGAACTATACCGGTTCTTACTTTGTTCTTGTTTATGTTGGCCAGCCCCTGAGCCATGATCGCCATGTCATCCAATCGCTCGGATGCACCTTCTGGCAAATGTTTTGTTAGCATTGCCTTGTTGGTAGGGCTTCTGCTTAGCTCACCCCAAAACTTTGCAAATCCGTTAGCATCAAGAACATCGCCGGACGCATACGATTTGCGCATTACGTTATCAAGCGCACTCATTAAAACCTTGCCTTTGTAATCATCTGGCACATTTTTAATGACTTGCTGAAATGCTTTTGGCTCTCTTTTTGCCAACATGCTTATTGCAGATTCCATTTTTTTAGAAACTGATCCAGCAAGATTTGAACCAAATAAATACTCGCTCCCCTCTTGAGCCTTGAATCGCGCAACATCCATCTCTTTTGCGCTTTTCCAAAGTGTTCCAGCGCCATTTCCGACTTGATCTGCTACACCTTCCTGAATTCTTGTGAGCTGGCCATAAAGTCTATTAAGGGTGCCTTTTTCTTCGTTTACATAATGACCTTTGAAGCTGCCAATTGAGTCGCCAATCTTCTTTCTGAGCGCGTCAACGTCTGCGTAGGTAGGCTTACCCTTCATTGTCTTAAAAACGTCTTGCTCAACAGCGGAAAGTCCTTTTATACCCTCTTGTCGATTAGCTGCGCGCTTTTGTATCTCATTTAATAAAGGCTTTGAATTTATAATCGTATTTTGTGGCACAAGCTCATTAATTTTGCTGTAAATGACAGACGAGTCATCGCCAAGCCGTTTAATGGTATCTTGCATGCTCATTTTTAGCGACTCGCTTACTGCGCCACTATCAAGACTGCCAACAGCATCTTCTGTGATCTTTTTAGCGTGATCAGTTAATGATTTTGTGTAAGAGTCTAGTGCCTCACTTGCTTGCGAACCTTGCACAGCAGCCAACGAACCGCCAAGCTCTTGAGCCGCAACATCATCAGTTAAGGCCGCAATAGGCGCCTGAATTCCTGCGCGCTCATTGGCTGCTACTCTAGCAGGATTTACGGTCATTGTTGCCGCTATTTCTTCGCCACGTTTAATTGCTGGAGCTGTTGCCAACTCAGAACTTTGCAATGGCGCGCTCAACGTAGCAGGATCAACACCTTCACGCGCTAAAATGTCACGCGCAGCCTGATTAGGCGCACCGGTTAGCGGATCAATCAATTTATCAGCAGAACCAAAGCCATACTTTTTAGCTAGTGAACCAAGTACGCGACCAACATAAGGGCTAGCAGCTTGTACAGCACCACCAATGCCAGCTCCCAATAATCCACTTCCGAGAACTTCCGCATTACTACCACCATCGCCTGACGCAGTTGTAGCGCCCTGTAACCCGCCAACAGCAGCCTGATAGCCAACGCTGCGAAGCGCTGAGCCGCCCACTGACGCAAGGCCAGCAGGTAAGAATGGGAGCGCGTTTCCTGCGATTTTCCCAGCCATCGCCATACCACTATTGTCAGTAAGCGCCTTGTCAAATTCTGCATTGATATTTTTCTCGCCAAAGCCAGTAAGATTCTTTACACCTCGCCCAACTTGGGCAAACCCAAGCCCCATGCCCTGCATGAATTTCTCTGTATTGCCGCCCAGCGGGATAGGGGTTTCAATATTCTCGCCAAAAGGGTTTAATATTTGCAGCTTATCGCCTTGGTATTCATCTTTTTTGGGCTGATCTTGTTGTTCTACTTGTTTTGGCGCAGGCAATGACGCAAAAATCTCTTCAAGCTCTTTCTCAGTAGGCGGAGAGTCACCGGTTAAAGTGACTTTGCGGCCTGTTTGTGGGTCTGTTACTGTGTACTTAGGCATTAGTTGCTAACCTCAATCTTAAAGCGCCCTACCGCTGGCTGTGCGCTTTTTTGCAATTCTTTCCAAGCGCTAGACAGGCTTTTCCCATCGCCACGCACCGTGCCATGGTCAGTAATAAATTGCGCTTTAAACTCTGCATATTCAGCTTTTTTCTGCTGTAATCTAGAAACAGCACCAAGCCAGTCAGCAACATATTTTGGATCTGATTTCTCGGTAGGAAATGGAGCCTTAGCCATTTCAATATCGCGGTCAGTAGCAGGCCCCGGTGGGAGGCTTGCAATAGCCTCACTATTGGTAATTCCAAGAGCCTCTTTGCGCAATGCAGTAATCTCGTCTTGGTTTCCAGTTTGCTCTTTGAGCCATTCGCCCCATGTTGCTTTTAAGCCTCTGCCCATACCAGACGCTTTTCTTAAATTATCAGCAAGTGTTGAATATCTTGCTGCGGATGATCGAGAAGCATTAGCCGCATCGCTAGCATCAGCAATAGCCTTTTCAGCAAAGGAAGATAGCTTCTCACCCTCTTTAGATACGATCCCAATAGATCTACCAAATCCCTCTGCGTCTGGATCGCCTGCGCGCTTCATTGCCTTATAAGTTGCTAGATCTTGAGCGTTAGCTGTAGGTCTATTTTCTGGCGCGTTAGGATTGTAGGTTTTCTCAACGGAAGCAATTTCTTTGCCTTGCGCATCAAATCTTTTCTGACCTTCGCCTAAAGTAAAGCCTTCTTTAGCCTTAACAGGGTTAAGCGATTGGTTCATCACATGCAAAGCGTTAAACCCTGTAATTGGATCTTTATCAACGGTTTGCAGCCATTTATCAAGGTTTGCATCTTGTATTCCATTGCGTTGATTTTCTGCTTGTATGCGTTGCGCGTACTGATAGGCTTCACGCGGGTCACTTTCAGCTAATGCCGATAACTGACCAACACGCGAGCGTAATTGTTCGAAGCGCTCACCTTCATTCAATGGAATATTTAACACCTTCGCCATCATTGCGAACTTTTGTGGGTCGGTCTGTGCTATTTCACGTAAGGGAGAATCTTCTGCCATATTTGGAATAGCTTGCGCGATAAGCTGATTCATTCGCAGTTCTTTACGCTTAGCCTCATCTTTGTCTATTTTCGCTTGGCGATAGCTTAACGCTCCAGCTACGTCAGCCATTTGAGGGTTAGCGATTGCACCTAAAATTCCACCGTCCATTATGCATATGCCCCGTAATATTGACCGTTATTGATAGTTCCAACTGAGTTACCAGCAGCAGGCTTCATTACTTGCCCCCCCCTAGTACACCCGTTGAATACGCACCCTGTAATCCGCTTTGGATGGCGTTACCTACCCCCATAGTTCCGGCCGCTTGTGCTTGACCAATATTTGAATAGGCATTTTGTGAGTTTGTCGCTTGACCAACTGTGATATTGGCAATCATAGAGGCAAGTTGTTGATTACTGACTTGATCTTGCAGTCCATATCCATACATCATATTTGTAACATTGCTAATATCATTTGCCATTTGGTTAGAAATATTAACACCTTGTTGGGATAAAAGGTTTCCAATATTACTTGCCGCACTTGACGCATTTTGGGCAATAGCATTACCTGCCGCAGTTCTGCCAGAGGCTAAGTTGGTGCCAGTGGCGTAGCGAGACTGTCCAAGTATTTGACTGGTGCCAAGTTGGTTATTGGCGATATTCTCAGCCGCGCCTAACTGAGCCTGAGCTACATTACCCGCCGCACCAAATACGTTACCGGCCTGAGTTTGTGCAACACCAAGCTGATTCTGGCCTAACAAATTGCCAGTACTAGAAAGTAAGTTACCGGTGTTAATTCCGTACATACTAGAAAGATCAGCTAATTTACTGGCGATATTCGCTTTCTGCTCTTGCGCAAACATTTGTTGCTGATTTGTAGCAGATTGGTTTGATAGTCCTGCCTGCATCCCAGCCTGCTGATTTGCAAGATTGGTTTGCATTCCTGCATTTTGGTTAGCTAATTGAGCGCGCAGTGCAGTATCTTGATTTGCTAATTGTGCCTGCATTCCGGCTTGCTGATTTGCAACACCAGTTTGGTATCCCATATTCTGATTTGCAATCTGCGATTGCATGCCAACTTGCTGATTTGCCAATCCAGTTTGCAGGCCGGTACTTTGATTTGCTAATTGTGCGCGCATCGCTGCATCTTGGTTAGCTATTGCTGCTTGAGCATCTGCTGCAATACCTGCTTGCTGTAAGTTACCAGCAATTCCAGCCTGTGTAGATTTTAATCCTGCAATTTGATTTGCAGCATTAATCCCCTGATTGGCAACGGTGTTAATATTGTTAAATTGGTTTTGATAATCTTGCGTAGCAATACCAGCCGCATTTCGTTGCAGCTCTAGCAGCACATTACCACCCAAAGAACCACCACGAGCTGCGGCACTTCTCTCTGTTGCACGCTGCATTTGATCCATTTGATATTGCATTGCTGGTGATGACTGATAAGTCGCATAAGCTGCTTGTTGAGCCGCTGTACCATTTGCTCCGGTTAAGTCAGCCTGTAATTTTGCTGCACCTTGACCGCCACCTAAAAAACCTTGGAAGTTTGCAGCACCTTGATTTAGTGGATCAGTAATATTTGCACCTACATTTGTATTAGCCGAAAAGCTATTGCTTACAGCATTCACATTAGGTTGATTTTGCAAATACTGTGCATTTACTTGTGGCTGATTTTGCAGGTATTGCGCATTAATATTCTGAGCATCAATATTTTGCACACCTTGCGCATACACTGGATTTACTTGAGCGGCATTGTAGCTAGGATTAAACCCACTCAATGCTGTAGTGGCTCCTTGGTATCCTTGATTCATCGCATTAACTGCGCCAGACGCCCCGCCAAGGATTGAGCCTGTAGAGCCAAGCAACCCCTGATTAAGCATTTGATTAGACTGGTTTACGCCACCGTATAACGTATTCGCGCTTTGCATCACGCCTTGATTGATTGTGTTTGTAGACTGATTTAGTCCGCCCTGTAACGCTATCTCATTGCCATACTGACCCTGAATTAAAGCCTGTTCTGAGCCAATCAAGCCAGTTTGTGGCACTTGCTGTGCAGGTAATGCGCTTGGCTGACCTAATAGCTGTGGATTTAATATACCCATTATCTAGCCCCCAACATGTAACCGCGCCCCTGTTGGGCATATCTTGCGTATGTTTCATTAGTGGAATTAGCTGCAGCTTGATTAGCTTGCTGCTGCTGTTGAATCGCTTGCTGTGCTGCTTGCTCATTGGCTATTTGTTGACCGCCTAACACGGGAACTTTGGCGTTCTGAATCGCTGAATAATCTGGCTGTATGGCTTGTGGCTGATTAGCAAATGACATATCTACTGGTAGACCTAGAATGGCATTATTAGCCTGCGTAGCGCCTTGTCCGATCACCTTTTGAGCAGCAACATTGCCTTGAATCATCGGTGCATATTTAGCAGGCTGCGCATTCTTAAAGAAATCTAAAGAGCTTTGGAATCCAGCTTGTGCAGATTTTTGCCCAATGTTGAAATAGTCTTTAGCTTGACCTATTGCTTGCTGATTTAAAGCATTGGAAGTATCAAGCCCCTTTTGCTGGCCTGCTGCTACTTGCTTAGATGCTTTATTTGATGAATAGGCACCAACTACCGCTGATCCAATTACTGCCGCTGCAACCATATTAATCACCCAACCATTTAGAGTAATAAATCTCTACTTTTTCAAAGCCTAAATTTTCAAATAGCCAGCTTGAATCTTTATGCAATTTTGAGCCGACAAACCAACGATCAACACCGCGCCTTTTCAATTCTTTCTCAACAAATGTAAACAATAATTTACCGCCGCCATTGCCGCGATATTCAGGCGATACGTAGAAAATATCCATAATGCAAGTGAGGCAGGTTTTGTAATGTAATGCTGGATTTATGAACCCAATAAAGTAGCCAACCGGATTCCCTAGCTCTCGCAAAGTTACAAATAACAACTCACCTCGCTGCTCACGATCAATATAAATATCGTATTGTGGGTCAAGAGGAACCTTATCTTTGTTAAGCGCTAATTCCTCGTAGTGAATAGGGAATAAAGGGCTGAACTCGCCTAGTGTTTTTTCAAAACTTTCAATTTGCGCTGTAATCATGGCTTGCTAGTCCTAATATCGATAACTAAGTGGATTCTGTCATCGGCTGAATTATTAATTACTTCATGTTCAAGCTTATTGTTAAACCACCAGACCTCACCTTGCTGCATATTTACGACTTCATCACCGCATCTGAAATTACTACCTGCCTGAGATTGTAAAATAATGTGGAATCTATCCCAGTATTCAGCATGTACAGGAGTATCAGCATGTGGATAAATAACACCGCCAGCCTTTAATTTGTTAATCATGCATCGACCTAGCCTCTCGCCATTAACAAATGACATAAGCGTAAAAATGAGCGGCCTTGCTTCTGGCAAAAGCTTAAATATTGGCTGGTCGTAGTTTTCATGCTGGTCAAAATTAGCTAAATGCTCTTTAAGCGCGTCTTCTGTTGCATGTACAGATCTATCAGGAAATCTCAAAATAATAGATTCCGTATCACCAAATGGACCCTGTGGGTAATCGCGTAAATACGTGTCTTCTTTCCATGCACTATGAGATTTTTCTAGCCTATGAATTGCAAGCAATAAAGGCATCACGTTTGCGCCATCACTCATCTTTAAAAAATTATTCAAACTAATACCCACCCTTGTTTATCATCACCGCCAATGTCATTAACACGCTTTATATAAAGCGCACCGGTGTTTTCGTCCATATATAGACGTATTTTGTTTGCAGAAACTACGTTTTCAGGTGAACCAATACCGCTAAGAATCTCTAGTGCCGCGCATTGCTCTCCAAACATCTGCAGTTTTTGCAGGGGTCTGAATTTGTCATCAACTACTGGATTATTGCGGTCAAGTTTAAGCATTAATCTCTACCTCCAGCCGCGCAAATACCTTTTTAATTGGCTCGCTAATATCAAATCTAAAACAGGCTGAACGACTGAATCTACCAAGTGCAGGCCATGAGATAGCCGAATAGTAATCACCGGTTGACCCCATCTCGCGGGATATTTCTGGCGAATAGGTAATGCCACCGTCTTTAGATACGCTCATGCGAACCACCGGCGCAGAACCTTGACCGGTTACAGGATTAAATCCTGTTTCCATATGCAGTTGAACTTGCGCGATACTGAATGGCCTGCCAGTGTTATCAATCGCTTCTGTAGTGAAATAAGAGCGGATTTCTTCTCCGTATTCCGCGAAAATATCTTCGCTCATTAAGCCGATAATTCCACTTAGCTCATCACCGACTAATCGAACCGAGTAGGCATCAACCATAGATGTAACGCGCCATGGCTGCGGCTGGTAGAATCTGTCTACTGACTTGCGCTCATGCCACAATCCTGTGATTGCATCATACACAATGGTGCAAATACTAGGCACTGTAATCGAAACAAACGAGTGCCCACGCTCTGCCCACTTAATTGCATAGGCATTTTGTAGCGCAGCGATACCACCTTGATAAATTAGATTATCAATAGCTGCGCTTGATAGCTTTTCAGGCAACCCACCGCTTGAAGCATAGATGGAAGGCTGCTCATTAACGCCTGCGCCTATCCACATTAGATTCCCATTTAGCTCAACAATTGAATGAGGGGACGTGCATCCTTTTTGCTGAATTGATGAAGTGATTGTTTGGAACTGGAACCCTGCGCCCTGAATGTTTTGATATGGCTCCATCGTTGAAGTGCCAAACACGTACACCAAACCATTCAACGGTTTTATCGCTACAATATTATCGGGGTCTGATTCTGCGACCGTGAAGTCAGTAGCTATGTAAGATTCTCCATCACGCAAATCAGAATGGAACCATTTATTTGAGTCTTTCTTTGGAAACAGGAAATAACCATAAGAGAAATCTACACCAGCAACAGGGCCATCAAAATCGCTATCACTGATTTGTACAAGACCGCCCGCAACGGTGTAAACCCATGCATTAAATTGGCTGTCATAATCAGGTGCTACAATAACAAGCTGCACACCGTTATTCGAAAAAAATACTCTAGCCGTTCCATTGATTGACTCAGCCCCACTTACGTCATTAGCCGTGTAAGTGCGTACCCCATAAATGTCAGTTGTGTAGGTAACACTGTATAGCTTAGTGCCACATACAAAGTAAGGAACTCCAGCCATAGCGGTTCCACCGCGGTTAAACGCATTTACAGCCGTATCTGTTACCTGCTCAATACCAGCAACACCAAACAGCACGCCATCCTCAATAGTCTTGCCTTGAGGTATGTGCGGGAATAGGTTCACACAGTCAATCGCGGCCACCGTGAGCGATTCGTCACGGTTAAAACCTTTGGCAATTGGCAGCTTAGTGCGAGACATTAACGTGACCTCGGATAGAATTGAAATGGCGCGCTATCGTCATCGGACTCCATCGCATCTTTCAAATATAAAGCGGCTTTTTGCTCTAGCATCATTTGTTTATTAGTATCTACCGAGTAAGTGATTGCCAAGTCGGCCGCTAGTTTAAATTTAAGCGCAATATACCACTCTGGCGGGATGAGAATATTCTCGCTCTGATCTTCTGGTATGTATTGCGGCTTTAAAAATGTGACTCTTAATAGACTTTTGCAATCGTTAGCCACCGGCCAAACGTAAAGCTCGCCAACATCTAGCTTGCGAGAGAAATACCAGCTATTTACTGGTCCGGTAGCGTCTTTGCTTGATTGGTTGAAATAAGTATCGCGCGCAACACCTTCGGTACTGATTTCATTAGCCGTGTAATTATTGGCATAGCGCACGCTCTCGACGCGTATTGGCTGATCTATACCTGTAGTGTAAGTGTACACACTGGCAAGATCATCAACAGAAGCGGATAGAGCAGCGCCAAGCGTTACGGTGTCACCATCAACTACGGTTAATGTAGTCCATTGACGGACACCGGTAGATAGCTCGATTCCGATATTGTCACCGGTAGTCATTCCGGTTGTGCTAACTACGTTTAAAGTAGTTGCGCCAGAAATAGCCGCACTAGCTGTGGTATAAACATAATCAGTGAATGCGTGGTCTGTACCAAAAGTGTATTTTTGCTGATCTGCGTTAAGAGGTATTAGCGCCTCAGTCTCAGACCAGATATGCACTTTCTTGGTTTGTAGATTTAGAAGGATGTCATTTAAGGCCGTTTCACCCTGCGCAAAGTCAGAAGGGTCAATAGGTAAGGAAATACCCGATATGGTTGCAGCTCGCAACGCATCACGGATTAAATCTCCTGCAGTCTTGGCGTATACACCCGTACTCATATCATTTGATCTACTGTTATCAAAGGGTCGAGTGGCGGTTCCGCCTGTTCGTTTCTAACTTCGCCTTTAAACGGCCTTTCTTTTGTGTTCGATATAAAGTCTTGTGGGTGACGCTCTAGCTCTGCAAAATCCCTGCGAACTAAAAGCCCATTCCACATTATAACGCATTCGCTGCGTAAACAGTTAAAACCACTGTAATCGCATCTTACCTGATAGTCACCATCAGACATTCGTTTGCGCATATTCGAGCTTCACAGTTGCACCAGACGAATACGAGTTAGCTTTAACGCGAATAAATCTAGGCGTTGCGTTGAAAGTACACCACTGGCTAGCTGTAAAACCTGTGTTAGCTGTTGAATCAACCAGCCATGAAGGTTCGGTAGTGGTGTTTTGAATATCGCTGTTAGATGACTGCAAATCTACGTTGATCGTTCCAGTAATCGTAACAAGCAAAGCGCCAACTCCTGCACGCCAATCCATTGGAATGGCGGGAGTTAAGAACTCATCCACCCAACCAATATCAAAGGTATCTGCGCCGATTGTAGCCGACGGTGTCGCACTAGTGAGCGTTAAGAAATAACCTGTAGACTCAACAGTTGCAGATCCAGCAGGGCCAGTTACCACTTCAGTCAATGCGCGGCCTAAGTGATCAGTGCCAACTAATGTAACGGTCTTGCTGCTGTGATCCGTTGCTGAATCGTTACGAATAGAAACTTGGTGTGCCAAAGAATCGCCGCTTGTGGTAGCGGTTAGCGTAAATGCTGCGCCGGTAACATTAGACGCAAACCCCGTAAGGTTCGCATCTGCCGGTGTATATGTTTTCTGAAAATTCATGCTCTACTCCTGAATGGGTTAAAGAGGGCATTACACCCCCAGACTATTAACTATCAGCAGCAGGTAATAAGTAGCCAGAAGCGCCAGCGACACCAGAAGCCTTATTATCAAAGAACGCAAAGCCAGAAGATGCAGTCACCAAAATTTCGGCAGCCGTATCCGCATGCTGGCATTGGTTTAATGCAATTATACCTGAATTGGTTGAACCATCAGTAGTAATCAGCAGGCCGCCAGTTGCAGTATCAGTGTTTAATCTATACACGCGGTTATTCACAACGCGAGTAGCACCAGTCACAACTTTACCAGCAGCAATCGCCATTATTGTCGCTTTGTTGTTATTTACTCCAACATTAATATCGTTGTTTTCAATAACCACATTGATATTTGACCCATCCATCTTGACCAATCCAAGCGTTGCTAAGTCTGGCTCTACCCAACGGCTATTTATGATTGTCAAACCATCACAGTTATTACTTGTTGCATCAGTATCAACCACGTTTAAGAAGTTCATATCGGTGGCAGTTGCTTTGATTGAGCATCCATCCAAACAGAAGTTTTTAGCGGTAGTTAATGTGAAGCAAGAAACAATGTCAGCAAAGTTAGCTGTAAAAATACAGTTAGCAATCGTGATGCCGTTTGCACTTACGGGAATTGTTGTGGTTGTAGCTGTATCTAGGGTGAAAGTTGGGCGAGAAGTGCCAACACCCAAGCCAATGATCGCAACTCCGGCGACATCAAGCGCCAATGCGGTAGCTGTAGAGATTGTCTCTGCATGACCCGGCATAACTAGAATAATGTCACCACGGCCAGCAGTGCAGCGGCCTACGGCATAGTCAAGAGTCGCGAAAGGTTGCTGATATGATCCCTTATTGCCATTCGATCCAGCAATTCCGCCCTTAGCAATAGCAGTAGAATTACTTACATAAAAAACTTCGCCCGGCTGAACTTGCTGCAGAGGCAATCCGCGAATAGTTACGCCATTAGCAAAGCCGTTTTGGAAATGAGAATAAGCCATTTTTATTACTCCTAAACCGCGTGCGGTCTATGTAGAAAATTTAGGATTAAATAAAAGGGGGATTGCTCCCCCAATTAATTAGGTAGGATTGCTACCGTAAATACCGCGTGGATCGCTGTAACCAGTGCTGAAGCGCATGTAAGCCTTATAGCGACTGTTATCAGAGGTGAACGCTTTATCTTCGTCAAACTCTAATGGAACGCGGTCGTAGTAGGTCATACCTTCTTCGGCATCGGTCATGATAAACCATGCTTTAGTGTTTGCATCCAAGTAAGGAGATACAACAACACCGTTGGCAATAGTACCCATCAACACGTTCTTGTCATTGTCAGCAGTACCGCTACGCAAGCTAGAATTCAATACGCGATCAAACTCAAACTTGTTGTTGGTATGGCCTATCAACTTCATAGCGCGTAATTTAATCGCCAAACCACGATCATCTTTAGCGCGCATGATTTGCTTCAACATATCTTCTAAAGCTGCTTCCGAGAACTCGGCATCTACCGCTAAACGGTTAGAGTAAGTGCCACCAGAAGGACCGTTGATATGTGCAGTTGAACACATTGCAATACCGTCACCGCCAGTCATTGCTGAGCTGGTAGAGAATGCGGTGTTGTAAAGTACATGGGTGCGCACTTCTTTTGTGATGTTCATTGCACGATTAAGAGCGCGAGCGCCTTTTTTGTAATAACCGTACTGGTTATCGTCTTTGGCTTCGCGGGTAACAATGAACCCTTTACCGTAGGCAACGTGTACAAACTTGGGGGCGAAGGACTGACGGAAAGAGTCGAAGGTAATATCGTCGCCTTCGGTCTTAACAGAAGCCAAACCCATGTTTTCCATTTGAACAGTAAGTTCATACTGCTTAGTAGACGAATCCATTTTGTAAAGCTGGGTATAAATTGGTTCCCATTCTTTACTTGCAGCGTGCCAAACCTTTTTAACGCCATCTTGCAATAAACGTGCGGCTGAACCGCTAGTGATAACATTTGACATAAATTATACCCCTGTAGCGCCAGCGATTGAGTAAGTAGAGTTCAAGCGAACCAATGCACGATTACCAAGAACGCCAGCATCATCTGCCAACAAGCTTACAACTTGGAAATTGAGTGAAGAAGTGGTTGCTTTACCAGTTGCATTAACGGTCATGTTTGAAATTGTTAAACCGCCGGATTTGGTGGCAACAGTTGCAAGCAAGTTTACGTTAAGACCTACATCAGCAGCGGCAAGAGGGCCGTTAGATACGTCTGCAATATACTCAGCTCGTGGGTCATCAAGAACATAAGCAATACCAGCCGTAGAAGCCGCAAGGCCACCGGCATCAGTAAAGTTTTCACTTGAGTAATCAGGAACAAAGCCAGCAATCTGACCGAGTAATGGTGAGCCTGCAACGCCAATATCTACAGTGGATTGGCCAGTTGTTGCATCGGAAGTACCAGTGAGAGTAACAAAGTCGCCAATTGCTAGAATACCAGCATGGCTAGACGCGATAGGGTATTGATTTAAACGGACATAAGTGCAATTCGCACCAGTGCCAGAGAATTTGATCGCCATAATAGCAACCTCCGCTAAAAAATGATAAATGAATGTGTGATCTCATCGTTTCAAATTCCAGCGGTGGCCGCTGCCTGAAAGTGAGCTAACTAGCAAAAGGGTCAGTTGTGACCTTAATTTTGTTTGCTTCACCGTTCGGCGTATATGCATCTAAACCTTGAACACCAAGGGATTTAGAATCATCTTCACCAATGCTAGCACGGTATCTAGATATTCGCAACGATTCTGACTCATCGTAATAGCTTTTCTCTATGACCATTAGATATTGAGTCTTTCCGCCGCCAGTAGGTCGCGCATAACGCATGCCTTGCGAGTCTGTAATGAATGCCCACCAATCGCCTAGTTTGCGGTCTAGCGATCCTTTGCCATCATCAATAACCCATTGAGCCACAAAGCCCTCTGGAATTACGCCGGCAGGAATAGACAAGTTGAGATCGTCATTCTCATTTGATTGGCGTGGGCGATAGCGGTCGCCGTATTGGATTTGAAACTCACCACTTGTGCGCACTTGGCTTGCTTCTTGATTGCTTAAGTGTGACGTTGAGCGCTGGCGAGTCTTTTTAACTAACGATACTTCTTGGCTTTCAGATTGTTCAATCATGGTTAATTACCTTTGCGTGCTAGTGATACATCTTTCAAGAACTCTTTAAGCGTTGCACCGCTCGGCTTGTAGAATTCGTTAAACATCTCTTTTTCTTCGCGCGTACAGTCTTCAAACCGCAAGCTAACCGAGTCTGATTTGGCTACCGAACCGCGTGACGGACTATCCACAATAGATTTAGTGGCAACCTTTTTCGGTGCTGGTTCGTCTTTATGCTTCGCCAGTTCACGATCGACAACACGCAAAGCTCCTGCGATTGTCTTGCCTTCATTCATGGCTTTTACAAATACATCGTTAGCTAATCCTTTAAGCGGGTGATCTGACGTAAGCCATGCGTTTTCCTCGTTCCACTCTTGAACCTCTGGCGGGATATTTGACTGAACAACAGGCTCTTTAATCAGCGACTCTTCGGTATCAAGGTCGCGTATTTGCCTATCTAGCGCCTTCACCGCGTTTCTGTCACCGACATCGATAGCGTCATCTCTACGCTGCTCAAGTTCGGCCTTCATTCGCGTGATTTGCTGCTGCTGCAAGAATGCCACGTTAGTCAGTCTGCGCGCATCGGCTTCACGTTCTGCCTTTAGCTTGGCGTTTTCTTGACGCAGCTTGTTTGTTTCGTTGATTCTTTGAGTACGCTCTTTGAATACTTCTGGCGGTACCCATAACTCAGGATCGCGGCCTTGGGCAATCCATTCGTCTTTGCTAATGTGCATCTTTACAGCAGGCTCGGAATGCTTAGGCTCCGGAGCATCTTCTGTTTCTTCTTTATCTAATGCTTCGTTGACCTCTTCATCTTCTAAATCAAACTCATCAACTAACTCGTCTTGGTCGAACATAGGGGATACCCTCAGTTATTAAAAATCGGTTTTTGTTACTTCAAATTCGCCAACTGCAACAGCTGAAACCTCCACATCTGGAATAAGTTTAAAGTCTTTGTATTCTGGTACGTCTGGCTTAAACCCTGCGAATCGGTTGTACACCACAACATCACCAACTTTAAGACCCCACAATTCGTGCGGTTCCATCTTGTAGCGCGGGTCGTTAGTTGGGTATTCGTTTGGATTGCAACCTGCAACACTCACAAAAGCAGTCGGGCCAATGCCTACCACTTTTCCAAGTCCGATTGCGTTATCTTCTCGGGTAGTATCACCCAAGATAATGCCTCCACCGCTTACGTTTTTAACTTTTACCGGCTGAACTAATAGCTTATGGCCTGTTGGTCTAATCGTTACTGTCATTCGTCTACCTCTTCTGGTTTCCACTTTAAAACTTTCTCTAGCGTTCGTATGCTGGCCTTTCTTGTAATTGCACCAATGCCAAGAGCCTCAATTGTAGAGCCTTGAATCTCATCTTCTGTCAATGATTTAAGGCTATCTTTAACCTCTCGCATAAACGCTTGAGTGACTTCGTTTTGCTGCCAAAGCAGAAATGCGTCTTTAGTCATTGTAAGAATCCTCTTTGCCTAATTCTGCCGCCTTATCCATCTCGCCACTGATCGCGCCAGTAATGGAAAGCCCGTTGTTTACGTCCTCGGTGTTTCTCTTTTCCCATGTAAGCGCTGTTTCGGCTCTGAGTTTTTCTATCTCCTCGGCCATCTTCTCGAACTTGATGCTGTTTTCTTTCTGAGCTTCAGAAAACTCAGCATCCTTCCGTTTCTCACCAGCCAGTAGAATTTCAGTCTGTGCGGTTAGTAGCTTCTCTTGAGTCTCAGCCATCTTGTTAGCTTGTTGCTGTTGTTGCTGCATAGCCTGAATCTGCGCCTTATCTTCTGGCGACATTTCAGCTTCATTCGGGAATATCTTGTCGGTATTTTCTGATCCAATGCGGTTGAAGTAGTTTTTGATAATCTCGACCGCATTTCCTCCTGCTTGAATTACCAATGGTACTTGCTGCATCTCAGCTTCAGCTAAAAGCATGCGCTGCATCTTACTAGACGTTTCTGGGTTAGATGCGCATGTAATATGAATACCGTCCTCGTTGAAGTCTTCCTCAAAACTAGCTTCATCATCCCCAACAATTTCAACGTAACGCTGAGAACTAAAATAGTCACGATTTAACAGGTAAAGGATTCTAAACTCTTCGGCCATTGCATCCGCGATCATTGAATTATGCGCTGTTTGTTTAAGCATTGACTCTTGAATCATTGCAAGTGCAGTAGTCGGGGCAGTATTGGCTTGAATGCCTGCATCCACGTTAGCACTAAAACCCCTTGCTTGTTGCTCCATCATCTGCAAGAGCATGAATAGCATTTGACTAGGCTCTTTGTACGGGAATGGCATAAACGATTGAGCAAGCTGTTCGGCAGGGATGTCAGTTTGGATAAACTCGGCAGGATTGACCGCGAACGAGCCGCCTTTCATCTTAGCGCCTTTTGCTGCCCATCCACCGTTCATAGTAGCTAGGTCGCCATTATTCAATAGGGTGTTAGTGGTCTTGTTCACCCCCATCGACATAGAGCCGATCAAGTGATAATAGCCAACGTCTAAATATGTACCGTCAAAACTAGGTATCAATCCGTACTTAGTCAGAATTGGCATAGGCTCAATTCGAACAACTTCAAATGCACTTAGATCGTCTTGCTCTGGATATTCGTCATTTGTGCCGAACTCTGCATTATCTTCATCTATTCGCTTGTGCTGTAGCTTCTGCGCATCGTATAACTTCATCGGTCGGCTTGCATCTAACTTAACTATGATTGAATCCATAGAGTAACGGGCAACGATACGAACAACCGTTGTAGATGCAACATGAACGGTAACGATGTAAGGCTCTTCAACGCCGTCATCATCTAAATCTAACCAGCAATATTGCTTGTAAAACTTATCCGCATTTTCTTCTGCGTTTTCTGCATCGGCTTCTTCATTGCCGCCGGTATCAGTTGGCAATCCTTCTGCGTATACGTCACCAATCCAAACACCTGACTTTACGCGGGTTTCAAATTCGCCTTTGGTAAATGCGCAAACGTGGGTGAATGATCTACCGTTATTGGCATCAGTTGCGGATTGGTTAACAATGAAATTAGGCCATGCGATTGTTTTTGATACGCAGCGCCCTAGGGTGTCATCGTAGAACGTCTCTTTAAACTTCGTACCCTCAAGCGGCAAAGCGTAGAATAAGCGCTTCTGATCTTTGCGCCACTCTGACATCTCGTAGTTAATTTGCCAGTTCAGAAGCTCGGATACACGGCCAGCCTTGTCGTACTTATTGCGCATGGCTAAACGCTTGTCTTTAACTGACTTTTCGTTAGCTTGGATTTGTTCTTGGAATTGCTTAATAACTGCATCTAGCTCTGCGGTATCTTGGCCAGATTGTTTCATCTGCGCCACTTGTGCGACTAATGGCTCTAACTCAGATTTAAGCTGGTTAGTCTGTGATGCTTTGCGATCAATAACAGCCTTAACTGTATCTGCACCGATAACATCAGCACCCACTAGCTTTAGCTCTCGCATTACTTCAACGCTGGCGCGATTACCAAACGTGTTAGCGGCTTCGGTTAGTATTGTCGTCTTAAAGTTAGCAGCACCATCCCAAGGCTCGCTCTTAGCCTTAAACTCAGGCTTGCAGAGCTTTATCCCCTCGGTGACGCAAGACTCCCAGTCTTTCATCGTGGACTTGTCTTGATCTGCTCGCTCAATCACACTGCGAGCAATCTTTGCAAGCTCTTCTTTATCAAGGCTTGCAGCTATGTTTGTCTCGCCAACTAGCTTAACGATTGATTCTATTGTCATGCCCAATTACCTGTAGTTTTCTTGGGTGAATAATCTGAAATATCAGGCCCGTAAATGTCAACCTGCTTTTGTAACATCATAACAGCATCGGCCATATTAGGCGATTGTATGCCTAGCTTCTTCATCTCTGGCTTGCTCATGATCTGAATACGGCCAGAGGCGTTATTGTACTTTCTTGGGATTCGGCATAGCTCAGCTCTTAACCCCATCAATTCACTTATCCCACTACTGAAACTAATTAGCTCATCTAACGGAAAGTGCTTGCCTTTCTCAACCATTAAATAGGTTTTAAACATTCTATCTCGCAGCATCCAATAACATTGCGCGCGGGTGTTAGTAAACATCTCTGCGTTATTGCGCTCTCTATCTATGTCACCTGCAAAATCACTGCCTATCTCATCATAAATATCAAATGGATTATCAACCGAGCCGCCACCATGGAACGGAAACAACTTAATTTTTTTACCGCTCACACCGTCTGTAATCTGCCTGCGCAACGATAAACCAACACCGTCACTATCCCACAAGAAAACATCTGGCTTTAACTTGTTGACATGGCCTAGTGCCCAGTCAGTAGCATCGTTAATATCATTGGCGGTGGTACTTGTCACACCCAACACTACACATCCATGCTGATACGCCATTGCTTTAGCATCGCCACTATCCGCAGGGTCGTAGGCTATCTTCTCTTGGCCCAATGGCGCAAACTTGAGCTTAATATGGGCATCCACACAAGCATCGAACCACTCTGCTTCTATGATCGAGTTATCTATATCGTCCAAGAATGCCCCTAGCCATATGTGATCGTATTTGGCGCGTGATTTGTTTGCATAGTCAAACGCCCTTTCTTGTTCAAGCCCTGAATCAGCGAACCATGGGTTATCCGTGTAGTTCATTTTGATGATCAAGTGTAGATCATCTTCGTAGAATCCGTGTTTGTCTAGCTCATTTTGGAATGGAACAATAAAGCGCTTACTGAACGGGTCATTACTTGAGTTAGGGTTAGCAACGAAAAACATTTGAACATCATCAATAGCCGACTTCTTTTCTTCTTGTTGCTGATTCGGTAGTCCAGCCTTAGCTTTGTTCCTCGCAGTAGGCGTGAGATTAGTCAGTGAGGCATCACTTAGCTTTGCCGATTCCTCGCTAAAAAACCGTCTGAACCCCGCCGCCGACTTAATACTTTCGGGGTTTCTTGATAACCCCAAATACTTTAGCTCACCGCCGTTCTTATGACGGATAGTGGTATCTAGTATCTCAAAACCGTCCAAGCCTAACCGCTCTATCTCGCCCTTGTTGAGCGCGTGGACTGATTCGCTAATTGAACTTTGATATTCCCGCAAACAGTAAACCTTGTCACCGTAGTCCATTACACCCGCCAGCATGATGTCAACCACACCTACTGACTTCATCGAACCGCGTCCACCAATGATAACCACAAAGCGCTTCTTGCTCGTTACAGCTCGCTCTAGCTTCTCTGCTGTGTAAATGTCGGCAGGCTTATCTACCTCTACCCATTCACCGTCTATACACTCAATGCATCTAAGCAGATCACCGTTAGGATGGACTATGCCAAATACAGTAGAGTGGTAGCATCCATCAGCATTGGCGACTTTTTGCTCGCAGGCTTCTATGGCTTGCAGGCTTAAGCGCTTACGCAACTACTTAGACTCCAATAGCTTCTCAATAGCCTCTAAGCGCTTGGCAAGCTCGGTAATTTCTTCGATACCTAGCGACTTGCTAATAGCCTCGATAAAGATAGCACCAACATCTGGACTCATCTGTCCTTCGCTCATAGCCTTTAGCACTGCATCAGCCTTTTGTGCTGGAGTACCATCAGCAGGCCAATCAATGTTAATCGGTTCATGGGTTTGTTTTGGAATTGGTGAGTAGCGCTTTAGCAGCTCTTGAAGGTATACGCCCCCATCCGCTAAGGCTCGCTCTACTAGGTTATTAATAAACGCCTGCTCATCCATGCCGTGAGTCTTTAGCGCTTCGATAACCATAGTCTTAAACGCCTTACCGCGTGGCGCTCGGTTCTCTGGCTGGTTGTTTGAATCAAATAACTTCTTTGCCATGTGTCCGTCTTTTTTCGGTCATTTACGGAATTCTAGCATATTTCAGGCAATAAAAAAGCCACTTATTAGGTGGCTTAACTTACTGTAATTATTCCGTATGCTGATACTGTTTTGCTGCTTGAGCCTTTCTTGATCGGCATATAGCCTCCTAAGTGTTTTTGATCCGGTTATTGACTACTACCTGCTTATCATCGGTATTAAACTCTAATCTACAATCGATACACTTGCGCTTCTTTTCTCCTTCAAGTGTTGACAGGTAATAGCTACCGCATTGCGGGCATTTTGGTCTTAGTTCTGCGCTCATTTTCATCCTCTGCTTTCTGTTTTGTTTCTTTCTGATCTAGCTTGAAATACTCTATGATCTGTTTAATTTGTTGTTGTTTCCAGTCTTGCACGTAGTTCTTTAACCTTTTTTGTGTATTGAGTGTGTATCGCTTTGTAATCGCTTGCAGTGTACTTCATCGGATTGCCAGCATCTTTCTCTATCTCAAGCACTCTATCCTCACCTATGCGCTTTATAAGCTCAATCCTGTACATCGCTACATTGCCGCTTAGAAAGTTGTTGCACTGGCTGCATTGCTTATGAACATTTGATTCATTAAAGCGCAAATCTGGTCGCGCCCCAATTGTTTTATAGTGTCCAGCATGCCATTGACCATGCCAGTCGATTGTCTTGTCGCAAGAGACACAACCCAATCCAGCATCACGCAATCGGATAAACTCATTAAACGATTTCTGGGCCTTTGCGCGCTGGAATGACTTGTCATTATCGAGAAACTCCTTTTTTTGAGCCTTAGCCGCTTTATCCTGCTGTTTTTTTGCCTGCGCCCCAACGTAATCAAGACTACACGCCATCGAACATACTTTTGCAAGTGATGAAAACGGAATGAATCTTTCACCGCATAATGCGCACTTCTTTGGCTTTAACTCTTTACGCTGCATTAATTAATCCTATTAAAACTCAAATACTGATAGCTCAATTGGAAATATACGGCCCGTATTATTACATTATTTTATATTTCTGCATTTTGGCGCTTAAAAAACATTAGCACTTTGCAAGCTATTGAATTTTAAGCAAATGCTAAAAATAAAAAACGTAAATATATTTATTGGGCCGTAGAATAAACTGTTATGTGTTGAGCCTCATACTTAAATTTATAAGAGCTTTCCTGCAATCTTCCGCAGTTTCACAGTCATCTATCACGCTATCATGTATGTAATCAACAATCTCACGTTGTGCAGCAACCCACGCAAGCTCAGCCACCTTCACTCCATCGTTGCCACAAAATAATCTCTGCGCACCAAACCACCTTTTAAAGCCTTTTATTTCCATCTACACTTCCCCTAAATTACTATGCATGTCATCATTGATGATTTCCAAGGTATACAATGGGCACCAATCAATAATCTTTTTTGCTGGTATTACCACTGCCGCGTAAGGTCTATCGTCAGCAGCCCTGACGTATCCATCAATGTAGCCAATATCACCTTCGGTTATTGCGCTTTGGTTTACATCTTGTAAAACTTTCACTTTAGTTTTCATAAAACCCCCGTAGTTAGTTATTCGCAAGCAAAGTTGCACATAACAAAAAGTTGCAGCCGATGGCATTACCATCTAGCTATTTAATTACCCTCATACTGCCACGCCTGAACTCGGCGTTACATTAGTCCAGAAAATCAATAAAAATATCAACGTCACGCAATGCAATACCGCGTTTGTTCATATCTGAATTAATATCACTTTTTAAGTCTGCGAGTTGATCTTGCAAATTAATCAAATCTCGCTTGTTACCATCTAAAACCATGTGAACCTTATTCCACAAAGGAAAGCTAAGGTCTTTAAAATGAAAAACTGATACTGCTACTTTAAATTTCATTTCGTCCTCCAAAATGTAACAAGGCGTTCCAGCGCGATGGAATTTACACCGCGCAATTCTCTACACTCATACCGCCACGGGCTGAACTTGGCGTTACATTCACTCGTTTATCAGTTTAAAACGCACAACATGGTCATTAAAATTGCCGTTGCCGCCAGCATGTATTTCCCATCTCGCACCGCTTGTATCAACGCCTTCGGCATAACTCCCGTCAACAGTATCAATGTGAAGCCATGAGTTATGGTTTTCTATAAAGTCGCACATTGTTGTAGTATTGCTTCCGTGCGGTTGCTCGGTTGTCCAATAATAATTATCCACAATTCACTCCGTAATTTATTCAGATATGTAAATGTAACCAGTCACTCAAAGCGACTGCCTAGAAATTTGCGCTATTGTCACTTGTGTACCGCAGCGCTTTAGCTCAGCGTTAAGTGTAATCTCGCATCATCTTGCTTGTTACGTTCTTCATGTATAACTCAGGGTAATTAATCGCCATATATTCAAGCAACTTTTCCAAATCTGCATAACATTGAACATGGCCGCCTTCGCAATGAGATACAAGAACTAATTTGCCTTCCTCGGTCTCAATTTCGTGCATTGTTGTTTCGCCATCAAATTCACAAAATAAATTTAAATCTTTAGTGCTCACTTCGGTATCCTCACTTAACAAGTCGTTGCAGCGCGATGGAATTACCATCTCGCCATTAATTCCTACTCCCAGCCACGGGCTGAACTCGGCGTTATGCACTTTGCGCTGAAAGTAGTTTTTGCAATTCTGGGTGTAACTCAAGAGCATTGGCGTCAGGATTAACCACTTTATTTGCTGGATCAATTAGAGTAGCCATTCCCCAAACTACCCGACCAATTGAGCCTTTTTCTAAAATGCCTAAAATTACTTTCAATACTTCTCGGCACTGGGTTTTATCGTCAATATCAAAATACCCATAGCCGTCTTCGTCGCCTTCGTCCATTTGGCTCGGAATATAACCGCGCTCTAATGTTTCTAAAACTGAAACAAGGTCAATCGCCATGTCCATATCTTCTTTGCTAGCTTTTGCAATTTTCATTTGTTTACCCCAAAATATCACTTCGTTAAATTTGCATAACAAGGCGCTCAAGCACCAGTCGCTACGCTCCTTGGACAGTCTTTAAGTCGCGCTTTTGTGAATTTACTGCGTAAATTTTTATCACAAAATCACAACTTAAATCCTGCCGCTTAGCTTGGCGTTAATCTTTTACAAACACTCCATTAACAATCTTGCCTTTTCGCTTTTCAATCTCGCTAATAGCTTGCAATAAACATTCGTCAATAGTCAGTAACATATTGCTGGCAATAGTTGCGATTGAAATTGCCACGCCAGAATAACGAAAACTATTATTAATAATTTGGCTTCCAAACCCTTCAATCAATAAACCAAATGCCGTTAAGTTATCCAGTTGTTTTATTTCAAAATCAACCTGATCCTCCAAATGGTTTTCATTTCCACTTAGCTCATAAGCATTAATCAAGCACACCAATACGTCACCAATATCGTCACGCGCCTGCTCACGGTCATTTTTAGCGATTGACTTAGCCAGCTCGCCAGCCTCACTAACCGCGTATAAAATCTGTGTCAATTCTGTGCTGACTTGGTATAATCCCCACCCGCTACATATTTCACGAACTCGATCAAAATTAGTCATTTTTTACCCTCTGTTTTGACTTGTTGTATTCATATTAATATATTGCTTAGAGTATTGCAATATATTATTGCTTGTATTCTCGATATTCTTCATAACATGCTAAAGCTGGCTCACTCCATTTAACACCTTTTTCAGCGCCAAAGGCATAAACTAGCTCGATCAATTCTGCCATCTCCCGCTTTTTGAGTTTGCTAGTTCTAACCCCCAATGCGCAGAATCCACCGCTAATAGCTGGCACTATTTTCTGTGCTTGCCAATCATGGCTTATTAATTCCTTCCATTGCTCAGGTGTCATTCTTTCTCCGTACCACTCAAGCTGATTAGCTAAGTCGTTATACATGGCCCACTGCTTAGCGTTTTGCTCGTTATTGCGGCCTTCCTCATGCCGCCCTATCT